ATTCAACCCCAAACTTCTTAGTTATGTGGTCAAATTGTTCATTATCTCTAATACCATGTCTTAGATTATATGCTTTCCTTATTTCAGTACCTCTTCTTGGTGTAAAAGAATCTGCTATTAAAGAGTTTATTTTACCCTCTAAGTATTCTTTGGACTCTTTAGATTTTTCAGTAGGGTACTTTAATTCATCGTCTTCAAAATTACTCATCGTAAACTACCTTATTTTTCTGTAAATCTAAGTATTTAATATTAGATAAAGAAGCCTGAGATAATTTTGGTGTATTATCTACAGGTTTAGATCCAAACTTTTTCTTTCCTGTAATAGGGTCTGTATAATAACCTAAATTAATCACTTCTCCTGTACTTTCAGTCATGGGTCTAATTATAACTTCTGAGTAAGCTATTTCACACCAACACATAGCAGATACAATATCAAAATCAGTCTTATTCTCATACGTAAAATCCTTAAGTTGTTCACACATTTCAAGGTCATCTAATTGGTCCCAACTATCTTTAACGTGTTGTTTAATAAACCCAATACCATAACCCCAGTTAGTAGCATTTGCTATTGTACCTATCAGATTCGTATCTTTTTCTTGGAGTCCATCAGATACAGTAAGTTTAGGACGTTTGATAAATCTCCAATGTTGACCATTCTTCTTAAAATAAGAAACAATGTTAATCTTTGAAAACTCTATGTTAACCTTTGCATTATAGTAGATAAGAGCTAACATAGATTGTTCGTAAGCATCTTCCACTTCTTGAGGTCTGTAATTTATCTTAAGAACATACTTATTTACAGTAGAACCTAACTTAAGATTAGGGTTCATTCCTTTTTTAATTAAAAGGGCTAGACTAGACCCTCCTTTAGAAGAAGAGTCAGAAGTACCCTGGTCAATACCATCATATCCTGCAATATAAAGATTAGAAAAATCAGTACGTTCCCCAGTAATCACATTGTAATTCTTTTCAGGTTCCTCATACATCCATACAGGACCTTCTGGGGATTCTTCAAATATAATTCCTTGTGATAAATCAGATTGTTTATTTCTAAAGAACCTTCCTCTTTTAGGTTTAACAGAAGTTTTAAATTCAGTAATATTCTGGATAGCTTTTGCTATCAAATCTTGAGGAAATGAGTTTGTACCAGATAATCTAAACACTTCTTCTTCCTTAACTGGATATTCTGAACAGTGTTTAAGAAAAGCATCTATGTCTCCTTTCTTGACTTCTCTCTCAGCCATAATCATAGGAAGTGCTCTTTCTACATCTGGTATACCATCCTCTTCATAAGTACCTCCCCACTTTAATTGAGAAGGAATGAAGATAGCCTTACGTTTTTCATATTCTTTAGGTACAAAAATGTTATACTTATCAGGTTCGTAGAATATCTTTTTAAGTGCAATAGATGTTACTGATCCTCCAGTTCCTGTTAAAAAAACTCTACACTTCTTATACTCACCTACACCAAAAGAACCTTCGGATGCGGTTAAACAATCTTCAAGTGTAGCTACTCCAGGTTGATTCCAAGCACCAACTTCCTCAAAATGTTGGTAGTCTAAACGTCTTCCCCTGGTAACATCTTTTTTCTTGTAAATTACTCTTTCAATATACCCTTTACCAGTCTTAGTCTTTTTGTTTTCATCATCTCCCTCATCAATAACTACCTCTCCTACATGTAATTCCTCATCAGTATTCTTCAATAAAGATATTGATATACTAGGATGAGCTTTGTTGATTAAATCTATCGAAGTTCTAAATACGTTGAAAGTAGGTTTAACTAAAGTTTCAGTAGAGGAAGATATTACTCCCGTAAAATTAGGTTTGGTATAAAACCCTTTATCTCCAATAGAAACAACATTATGAGTCTTTCCTGCGCCCCTTCCAGTTACAAGTAAAATCTTAGGTTTCTTTGGATCATGTTCATGAGCTTCTTCAATCTGTTTGTACAACCAATCATCGGTTTGACAATATAAAGGAGAACCTACTTCATCAAATATAGTCCCATCCTTCCTAACATAGTTAAGATTGATTCTATAGAAGTTTAAAAACCAAAAATGATCTCCAGTTATTCTATTTCCTTTATGTTCGTACCCCACTTTACAATAGTGAAGCATTTCATTATACCAATCAGATAATGAAGCACCAGTTAATCCTTTAGGAGGGTGTTGAGCAAATGTAAATTCAGGATGATTAGCCATTACCAAGCGTTAGTTTTTATTTCACCTTTCATTAAAGCAGATCTTTCTTGATTTCCTCTTGATTTAAGTTTAGCAGATTCCTTAATAGATCTTTTCTCAATGGATTCTCTTTTAGCTTGAATAGAAT